GGGCGCGGGCTTGCGCCCGGTCCTGAGCGAGGTATACCTCGATTGGCCGGCCTAGGGTTCCGAACTGGCGCTGGGGGCGCGGTAGGGACAACTCTTTGGGCATTTTGGCTTGTTGCGGGTTCATTTATGACCGGGGGCCGCACAACTTCACCATCCAGCACTGCAGGCACGCTGACCGGGGTTTCAATATGTGCAAAGCAATTAATCGGGAAGTCAGCCAAACACTTGGCATCGTCCAATTGCGCACAATATTCCTTGAGCTCGTCAACGCCTACATCCATTTGCATGGCCATGAACTCATAAGTCATGGACTGGTCGGGTTCCTGTGGAAATTGCACATCCACATGGTACTGGGAAAACCACGAACGGTCCCTCTTCACTAAGGCGTCACAGGGATTGCTGATATGCATGTACTGTGGGTACAGCCTAGCAACAGCCCTCGCCCAATTAGAAAGGAACGGGGTTAGTGGATCCGTGACCAAGAGGCCCTCAGCTTTCCTGGCTAAACACAGCCCATCGGGAACAATAACCGGTGAAGTAGTGACTCCGAGCTTCATAATGCAACGCTTCGGGTCATAGAACGACCAGTTATTACTTGATGGGTCGGGGTAAATACGCCCGAGAAAACCTAGAGGATGCCCCCTAGGAACAACCTTTGCCTTGAGAGTATGTCCAAGGCGCTTGATGGTCCGCTCGTACGACTTGACGTCAATATCCGTGGTGGCACCATCATCTCCACCAAAGATACCAGGGGCCTTATATGCCACTTCGGGTGGTGAGCCCGCCACTCGGCGCGCGATGTAATCATTGCTCTTGTTGTTACAGGAATTGAACAATGCAGTGTCCGCACGACCAGACAACTGTGCGGCCTCAGCGTTGTAAACAACGCCGAAAGTGGTAATACAGGTTGGGAATAACCCACTCTCGTGCAACCTGGTGATTTCAGCATGGTAACAAGGTGCAAAGTAACGGAGCAGTATGGCCAATTGATTCTCGGAATTGAAAAGGCTATGAGTGCCGTCCCAATTTGAATAATCGGTTTCATAAATGAAGCTCGCGTCCTGTGCCATCTTGTGTACAGCAGCCGCCAGATCAACCGGGTTCAACCCGAAAGCATACCAGAGACAATATTTCATTATTCCATAATAG